TATAACTGATTCTATTCCAAATGTCAATGGTTAATTTGATTTAATTTCAAATTATTCATTTATTTCAGCATATTTTTTACGGACTGCAAGGAAGTGTTCAAGATAATCAAATGTTCTGATCTTAAATACTTGTGCCTCATGGCCATCAACTGTAATAAGGATTACTGCTTGTTTGATTGGTATACCTGTTCTTTCAAGGAATGCCGCGGCATAAAATGATGCTTGAATAAAGTAACCTTCAATCCATTCTGCCTTTTTTGGTTTACGACTTGTTTTAAAATCAATTACTGATAGTTCACCATCATATTCGGCAATACAATCAACCTGACCTGCAGTCTTAAGTTTATCACTATAAAGAAACTCTTCTTGCATCCACACGTTATCTAAACGACCGTCGATAATCTTTCTCAAATCATTAAATGAATTTAAATTAGCGGGCATTTGTTTACCTTGCCAATTTGGATCATTGTTAAGGTAATCTTCAGCAAGTTTGTGTACTGCTGTACCACGAGTTGCTGCTTGACGAGAAATCTTATTTGCTTCCTCTTCACCAACACGTTTACGCCATTCCATAATTCCTTCTTTTGAAAGTATGGATAAAACTGTTGTGATTGATGGGTAAGCATTACCTTCAGGTGTGTAGTACTTGCGGTGACCGTTTACTGCACCTCGTGTAATTTTAGGTAAAACAACACCGTGGTCAACATGGTTAAACATAATATATCCTTTATCTGATTCTATTGTATAATATCATAGAAGTAGGAACTTGTCAAATAGGTTTTGTTGGCCAATTGATAGTTTGAGGATATCCATCCTGTTCAGTAATATCACGTAGTGCTTGTCGATAGGTTTTCCAATTATCGCCCATGGTTACATCCGAGCATGCCATCCAATCGGTTTCAGATAATAGTCTCCACCTTTTAATACTTGCGCTTTGAATTAATTCCTCATTAGAATGGTATACTAAATCAAATCCTAAAACCCAATTGCCATCAACCAATGTCGGTTCGGTATGCTGCACGGCAGATTGCGTTTCAGTACCTACAGGATTTTGTATGTCAACTGGATATATCCTAATTGTTGAGAGATCCAAATCAGTAAAATCTTCAATCTCAAGTCCTTCTAATTCAACGTACTTTTGAATGTCCTTACCTTCTACTGGATATATTATTGTACCATCTTCATTAACTCGTATAAGCATTATTCTCTTTCCTTAAATATCTAATAGAACTGAATATTGATAAACCATGCTATCTCTATTCACAATGTAAACTAATGTACCGTCTGAATTAAAACGGATATGTGTAGGCATATGAGCAGTTCCTCGTTTAATCGGTATATACTGTGTTCCGTCGTGAGTAATTGTACTTGTAATATCCCAAGCTGTGGACATTGACCACTGATGTAAAGATGCATCTTCAAATACACAAATAAGTCTCGTACCGTCAGGAGTTATAACAAAATCAGCAATCCTAGAATCTTGAGGATAGTTCGTTAAGTTATATAAATCTAATACTACGTAAGGGGCGGCAGTTGACCAACCGCTATTACTGTTATTTGCCGATGTTCTACCTGACGTATTAACAATTCTTTGGAGATAAACCTCTGTTGACTGAACCATTTTCAAGACATACATTTCAGGGTTGCCGTTGTTTGCCCAAAGCTGATCTTTTCTTAACTGTAAACCGACTACATATATTGTAGAAAGGTTTGATGCCAATGAGCCACCTTCGGTTATCACGCTTGTAATATCTCTACGTGAAATTCCAGGTAACGTAGATGAACCACTTGCAATTTGCAAATTGCAATAACTTATATACCAATTATAATTAGAAGGACTGCCATATCTTCTTCTTTCCAAAAATACCATTTGTTCAGTTTGAGTAAAGTCTACACCAAACGTTCGGTATTCCGTTCCAACATAATTAGTATCTTTGGCATAATATGTTGGATTTATTGTATTAATCTTACCGTCAGTTATTGAATGTACCCATCTCTCTAACCCATTGTTAGAGTTCACATATTTTAAAACCACGACATAATTATCATTGGTGCTTGCTTGACTTTCGTTTCTAAAATATATGCCATCATCCATACTAATGGTTAAAGAGATTTCATTACTATCGTTTTGATCCCTTAACGCTCCTATATTACTACCTGTAGGTAAAATGTCATCCCAGGTAATTGTAGATAAATCGTATGGAGTACTACAAGTTCCACGATGGCACGTTGGGCATGCCCCCGAGGCATTTCTTATCATAAAGAAATATTTACCTGCTGCTTCTGTTGCGGTTGCCTCACTCCATAGTAAAGCAGAAGGATAACCATTTGACGGCCAAGCTGTTGATTCGTTAGAATAGTCACCTTGTGATACCGGATCCGTAGTTGGGTTTGTTACTGAAGATAAATCATAAGGTGTTGGAATATCAACACTCTTAATGGCACCGGTTAAGTTGTTTTGGAACCAAACCTGAGATCCATCTCTTGTCATAAACCAGCATCCACTGCTTGTCTCTGATGTTGAGGATTGAAACCGTACCGCCTGATCTGCTTGAGCAATAGTACCTGATGAAAAAGTTACGGTGGAAATATCCCAAGCTACGCTTAAATCATATCTTGCTAATACTGCAATTCTTCCGCCAATAAACAACTTTGTGCCATCACTTGAAAAATTTATAAAAGTAGGCCGTCCCCAATTTCCACTTGAATCATAGAAGTTTTGGTTTGTTGCCGAATCGGTAATTGTAATAGTGTTGGTTGGACTTGTAGCTATCGTACTTAAATCAAATGCAGTACCTACGGTATGCTGTTGAAGTTTATATCCAGAAGGCGATTGAGAGTAATCGTTAATAATTTTGTAATACTTAAGTCCGTCTGGACTCATAAACGGTGAATTTGCTGCAGTAGAAGTTAAGTCTCTAAATTGGCTACTTTCAAACATTGACTCAGTACCAGGCTGATAAGCACCACCACCAAATTGTTGTGTAGCAACACAATATAAAGCGCCGCTTGCATGGCCCCAAATATATCCAGGAGTATCACCATCAATATTAAACCAATGCGCGCCATCACCAAAGCTTCCTTTCCCATAAACATTACCAGCCTGTATACCGGGTTCAGGTGAAACCGCTCCACCAAATTTCAAAGGTAAAACACCAGTGTATGCGACACTATAATTAAATGATCCCAAAGTTTGTCCGCCTCGGCCGTCGGGTAATATGTTTTCTACTTCAACAAAAGCAGTATAATAAGGCACAGATGGTGACACGGCATTTGCATTATAACTAACAAATTTTATAAGAGTACTTTTACCAAAATCAGGTAAGGCCGGTGCACCTCCTGGATATGCCCAAAAGATATTTGAGTCCCAGGTAATAACAGGGCTTGAACTTGTTGATCTAACATATAGAACATAAAATTCATGGAACTCGTCCGATGGATTAAATCCTGTACCTGAAAGGAAAATGGTTGCTCCGTTTGATGCACTTGTAATGCTTAAGTTAAAATGACCTTCATTAGCAAGAAGAATTGATGTTGATCCTGATATGGTAACATAATTAACATTTTCAGTTGCAGCTGCACCACCTGTTGCTTGTGACCATGCATAGTCAGAACCATTCCAAGTAAGTACTTCGTTTATTTGAGCAGTATTGCGGTTTAAGTGTGTATCAACAGCGGAATCATCATACGCGTCGGTAATTCCGTATCCTGCAATGGTTGTAGGAGTATTTTGAATATCTGTCCAATCAGGTGTTGCTGATCCCATTTCTTCCCAGGTGGTACCATTATTTGTAAATTCCCATCTGTCCAGACCTTCATTCCAACGAAGAGATACGTTTGTAGAGTTACCACGTTCAACCTCAATATAAGACCAATTGGTGTTGCTTGATGATGGCGTACCTGTTTGCCCTTGGTTAAATACAAGCCTACCGCCAGTGAGAGTTGTTGGAGGAATACCAACATAACTTGATGCGTTAAGGTTAATTTGTGTACCACTAATGTTATAGCCGTTAAGATCTAAGTTACCGCCTAATGATGGAGAAGTATCATCATTAACCGAGGCAATGCCACCTGATACTTGTGTTGTCCATGCATAGTCAGAACCATCCCAAATTAAAACATTGTTTGTTCCAGCGGATGCTTGATTTAAGTGCGCATCAACATCACTATCACCATAACTTGATGTTGCTAATGTTATCCAATCATAATCTGCGCCTGTCCATGATAATATTTGGTTGACAGTTGCGGTTGAACTATTTAAATGGCTATCAACATCACTATCGGTATAAAGAGTACCTGTTGCATAACCTGCTTGCGAGTGGTCACCCCAACCATAAGCAGTATCCCAATTGCCAGAATTATCTGTAATTGTTGTATAAGATCCTGCGCTTACACCTCTTTTCATCAATCCTGTAGTTGCAAAGTCGCCATCAACAACAACGTCGGCGTGTGACGTTTCACTTGTTAGGTAAGAACTTAAATCTGGTGGAGTATAAGTAAATGCGCCTGTTGAATTATTATAAGATAAAGTAGGTGTACCTGGAGTATTTTGAATTACACTAAAATCAGTAAGTGCAATACCACTTGCAGGTGGATCAGTAAATTGATAATCTGATCCGTTCCAACTCAGGAGTTGACCTGCGGATGCAGAACCTTGATTTAAGTGCGTATCAACATCGGAGTCAGAATAAGATGTAGTGCTATAACCTGCTGTACTGTGATCTCCCCAACCATAAGCAGTATTCCAATCACTAGAATTATCGGTTATGATTTCATAATCACCAGCATTTTGACCTCTTTTCATCAAACCTTCCGATGTGAAGTCACCATCAACCAAACCTGTTAAAGGTGCGGCAATTGAACTAAAATCTATTGTAAAGGTTGTGGCATCATCTCGAGTAAATGTGGCAATCTTTGTATTAGAATCAACGGATCCCGATGTAAGTCTTGCAAGATTGGTATCATCAATTGTCCAAGATAAATCAACATCATTTTGTGTACCATCTTCATCGGTATATACCAATTTTTGATTTACTGAATCAGCAGTTAAAGTTGTGACTGTTTCATTACCTTGGGTAATAAAAGTACTTGGTGAAACATAAGACCAATTACCTGACCCATCGTTTGTAAGATAACCTGTGCCATCAGTAATACTACTAACTGTCGCTGCGGTAAAGACAGGATCAGTTTCAGTAATTGATCCACCTGTAATATATCCTTGTGTTGAGTGGTCACCCCAACCATAAGCAGTATCCCAATTACTAACTTGTGTTGTTGTTACCGATCCAACTGCTGATGCCAAGAATATAGGATCAGTTTCGGTATAAGTATAATCGTCGGCAAGGTAACTACCAAAATCAGATATTTGACTTTCAGTAATTGATAATGCGGCTTGGTGTTGTGTAACACTTGATTCTGAAATATATGCGTCAGGAACTGTTGTCCATGTAACTACACTTGTTAAATCGTTTACCTCAGATCCACCGCCACCACCTGGTATACCGTAAATCCATGTTCCGCTACCGTTATTATAAAGATAGCCTGTGCCATCAACAATATTTGAAGTTGTATGCGCACTAAATACAGGATCAGTCTCGGTAGTAACATATCGAGCATCACCTTCAGTCTCGGTTAAATATTCAGAAGGTACCTCAGTGATATATGATCCAAGATCAGATATTTGACTTTCAGTAATTGATAGGTCAGCCTGATGCTGAACAACCGCGGTGTTGGCAATATATGCGTCAGGAACTGTTACCCACGTAACACCAACAGTTAAGTCATTTGATTCGGTAGTGATATATCCTTGAATAGAATGGTCACCCCAACCATAAGCAGTATCCCAATTACTAACTTGTGACGAAATGATATTTGCAGCAGCGGATGCTGAGAATATAGGATCGGTTTCTGTAAACGAACTGATATATCCTGCACCGTTTAATAGCTCATTGTTATTAGTCGGTATGGTAGGTTTATTTGTTAAGTTCGTATAGTCACCGTCAAATGCATCGGTAATACCATAACCGCTAATTGTTGTTGGTACGCCTGTTAAACTTGAGAAAGCAAAATCTTGAATAGATGTGTTTTCAAAAGTTATTGTTGAGGTTAACGGATCGGTCGTAATAGAAATACCAGCATTGTTTGCAAAAGTAATACTATCAGTGACAGCATCCGCCAGAATACTTGTTTGTCCTGCAATAATAAATTCAGAAAACGCATTTTGGTTTGCTGTACCAAGTTGTGTTGTTGACTCAACCCGTTCCCATTGCCCACTCACATAACCTTCAAATTGGTTCAGTGTACTGTTATATCGTATATAACCATTAATCGGTGTTGTATCTCGTTGGGATGTTGAACCTGATGGTAATTGCAGTGAACCTTCCGCGGATGTTCTCGGTGCGATTGCTTCAAAGTTATCGTCCATCTCATTATATGTTAATGAGGTGCCTTTAGTGCTTCTTTTGGTAATAGCCATTAGGTTGAATCTCCGTCGTCATTAAAGTATTGGCCAACATATGATTTGAACTCGTTATTATAACCCGGGTTAAATTCAATATAGTCAAATGCGGTATACTCAAATAATTCTATTTCTTCTTCTGTAAGTTCTGCGACAATGACAAGTTGTGCTTCCAAAGCTGCTTTAGCAACGGGATCGGTCTCCGCTGCAATTTGTGCTAATAAGGATGCGTAATTTGGATTTGCCATGCGTTATTTATCCGCCGGCGGTAACCTTGTCTGAACCTGCCGAAGCGGCATTTGCAACATAACTACCATGACCACTTGTGGCATCACCAGTTCTATGGACGGCGTATCCACCTGCAGTTACTTTTGATGAACCGCCTACGGCATTATCACCGCAGGCTGTTGATCCACCTGTTGTTACGGCAAGGCCACCCTGAGCGGTAACCTTACCTTGTCCTGCAACAGCATATTTAGTTTTATGAAAAGGGTTAGGAGTCGTACTGAAATGTCCAATATGACTATCTATCCCTTTTCTTATAACTGCTGGCATTATGCGGCCTCTAATAGTTTCTCTTTTGCAATTATATATTCTTTTACCAATCCCGAGCGGACAATATCTTCCACTCCAAATTTTACAACATCGCAGGACGGTATAGCATTTAGTACTTTAACAAAGCTTACTAATCCTGAAATATCGGCACGGTTTTTAGATTGTTGTAGATCATCTTGTTTTGTGTCACCACAAAATACAATCTTTGATGATTCTCCGACGCGAGTAATAATGCTGTCAAGTTCATGGTATGTCATTGATTGACATTCGTCCACGATAATAATCGCATTGTCAAAAGTTAATCCTCGGACAAATGATGAAGTTTTAAACTCAATCATTCCTTTTGTTTTTAGAACTTGATAAGCATCCTTTCTTCCAAATAAGTCATTCACAATATCGGTATATGGTGATTCAAATACCGCTTCTTTTTGTGCTTGTGATCCGGGCATAAAGCCCTGCTCGCGTGTCTGAACTGCAGATCTAATAATGATGATCTTTTCATACTCTCCTTTCTGTAGTACATCATTGAGTGCCAAGTATGTAGCACACATTGTTTTTCCTGTACCTGCTGTTCCGATAGCTGCGATATTGTATCCTTTATTATAAGATTGAAATAGATCAGATTGTGATGGTGTTAATGGTTTAATTTGTCGCATTGAAAACTTAGTGTTTAAAATGCCCATCATATAATCCTGTTCACGTTCTACTCTTCTTTTTTCTTTGCGGGATAATCTTCGCTGTTTAGCCATGAAACCTCCTAATGGTGTATTACCATGTGTTAATTTTATTTTTTGCACCATCCTTTTTAATTGAACCTGGATGATGCTTCTTTACATTTTTAAGCACATCTTTAAAACCGTCGTCAACTTTTTTAATGCCGAGACGTGCCGGGTCACCGATTCCCGGAAATTTCGTAAATATCTGTTTTATATTGGGGTTTGCTTCTAGGTACGGCTCTCGTTCAGCCATACTCATTGTCAATTCAAATTGTTCATTCGTTTCTTTATTCTCAAAACTATATACAGGCATTCATACTCCTTTAAAATGGAAAAAGGCAACCTTAACAGATTGCCTTCACATAATCTAACTAACATCTGTTAGCATTATTTATACAATAAGATCATAGATTTCACGCCAATTTTTAACATTTACCACATCAGTGTGAGAAAAATCTTTATTGTGTGGATGTTCAATCAACAGTGATTCAAGACCAAATTTAGAACCGGTTACGGCGTTCTCAGGTTTATCTTCAACCCAAAAACAACCTGAGTCACGGTATGCTTCAAGAGCACTATCTTTATCACCACCACATGGTAGGCAGATAAGTTCTTCAAACACTTTTTTACCGAATACTGCTTCAAGGTTTTTCATCCGAAGCTTACCAGCATATTTGTCAGTCGACAGTGAAGTGATACAATGGAAGATGTACCCGTGATCTTCATTGAGTTTTTTAACATATTTCTTTGCATCACGGAATGGTGATAACCAACCGATTGCAGCAGAGCAGTTAAAGTACTCACACATTTCTTTTGCTTTGTCATATGACATATCAAAAACTTGACCCATATCATATTCAGCAATGTCTTTTGCGTAATGACCACGAGCTTCCATCCATTGATAGAAGGAGTATTGCCAATCAAGCAATACACCATCACAGTCGACTAAAATTAATTTTTCACGTTTATTCATAATATATTTCCTTTCTTAGGATGCGAACCGCCGGATTGCAGAACGCTCATCGGTTTTAAACATTTTGCCAGTTTTACCACAACGGAAAACAAAGGCATATTTTGGTGAGCGGGTTTTGTACTCAATGAGTTCATCACCATCACGGTTTTTCATAGAAAGACCCAAACGGTCAACTTCCATTTGAAGAATGCGATCAGTCATAGTAACCGCACCTTTAACTTTTGCAGAAACTTTGATATTTACTTCAGCATCACTGAAAGACATATTGCCAACTTCAATATCAAGGTTGCTTGATACACCATAAGATGCAAGTAGTGCACTCATTTCTTGACGAAGTGATTTCAGGTTTTTGCGATCAAAGTTTTTAAATTGTGTAGTCATTTGGTTTTTCCTTTATTTGATGATTCTAATATAACTGATTCTACGGAGAATGTCAATGGTTAATTTGATTTAATTTCAAATTTATGCCGCCTCCACCGCTAAATTCATTTCAACTTCTTCCATCAACCATGGACCTTCATTCATAGTTGAAACAAAGAACCATGCGTCACCATCAAACAGGTAAAGGTAATCAGCACAAGCATATTCACGGCCATTTGCCAGAAAATCTTCAACTGAATTGTATGTTACAGGAGATTGGTTTGAATGTACTGACTCATCTAAAGATGTTTGCAAGTCTTCTTTTAAACCTGAGATATAACCTGCATTAGCAACAGCTTTTGCTTTTTCGGGAGTGTTATATGATTCAAAAAGAAGACGGCCGTTATAAGCAAGATAACCATCGTAATGGCAATATGTTGCTGTAACTGTACCGTCTTCGTTGTAGTTTGCGATCATTGATGAAGTACCCATAAGATTGATTCCTTTTGTTTTACCTTATAGAATCAATCTACACTATTTGTACTCAAATGTCAATAGTTAATTTCTTTTTAAATCATTTTTTTCTAAAAATGTTTCATTGCGTTCATTGCGTTTAGTTTTTTTCCTATCACGGCGGTTCTGCATACGACGTTCCTTGTTGGTAACTGATTCGTCTTCATCACCCCATTCATCATCCATATAATCTTCGCGGAATTTCTTAAACGTTTTTGCCATTATTCTTACTCTTTTATTAGATCAGGAAATGCTTTGACTACGGTTGACTTACGCAGTCCTTTAAATGATTTTTGTGCTATAACATAGTTGGCCAAAAGTTTGGCATCTTCATTATATATATCTTCAAGCAAACTTATGAATAAACCTTCTCTTTTGACTTGATTCAAATTGTCATATCCGCCACCTTCAAGAAAGATTTTCATACGCCGCATTTCACGGTAAAGCATCAAACGTGCTTCATCTTCATATTCGTTTTCTTTCCAAGGCGGAGCAGTGTCAGGTAGTAACCACTTAACTGATTTGTCATAAGTCAACCGTAAGATTTCACGGAGTGGTTGCGAATCATTTTTCAGCAACCACTCAATCTTTTCTTCAGGTTTACCCATATTACCGAGCTCAGAAATGATTTCTGAAATTGCTAATTTTTTTGCCATCTTATTAAAAATCCTGTATATCTGTAATTAAGTTTTTCAATTTACGCTTGACAAAATAATCAAATAGATATTGCCGTCCGATGTCTTTTGGTTGATTCCATTCAGAACGAATTTGTTCTACGTAATTAGCAGGGATTTGACTTAGGTCAATCATCATTTTATTACGGTGGAAGCAACGCAATGTTTCTTCATCCATTTCAGACGTACCTTTGAGTAATTTCTCAAGGCGCGGTTTTGTCATTGCCTTTTGACGTGTGCCTACTGCAAGGCAATTGTCAGGACTCAGGACATTTGGTACACCGTCACCTTTATCACCACGAAGGATATGCTCATTGAGATAATTTGTAGGATTATCATTACGGATCCAACGTTTACGAACAGGATCATACTGATCTACGTTCACATAGGATTGTAATTGGATATAATCTTTATCACCTGATAGAACAAGGTATTTTTCATTACCGATATTTAAATCAGTACCTTCGTCATGGCAGATAGTGCCAATAATATCATCAGCTTCACAGTGATCCATATGAATTACTTTATATGGAAAGAATTCTTTCAACTCATCTCGGATGGTATTCATAATACCAAATAATACATTCCAATCGAGTTCAGACTCATCTCGTGATTTGCGACGGTTTGCCTTATAATAAGGAAATGCTTCACGGCGCCATGAATTTTTGCCGTCAGCACATATAACGATCTCACCGTATTCTTTTGTAAACTTTTTACGGTTAGAACGAATTGAATTTAAGAACATATGCCGAATAAGATTTTCATCTACATCAATGTTCGTATGGTTACCGATGCTCGCAAATAGCGAGGCAAGGATAACTTGGTTGTAATCTACTAATATTGCCATTGTGTTTTCTCATTTCAATTTGATTTATATAAACTATATTAATCTAACTCTTCCTCAATGTCAACCATTTTTTCTTTAAAACTGTTAATATCTTTTGTTTCAATTTCAAGTATATCTTTTGCGATTGATTGAAAGTCGTGCTCAATTCCGTGTGCCTGTAAAGCTAACGACCTTATTGATTCTAGGACCATCATCATAGAAGGCATAAAATATTCTATATCTTTATCAAAGCTATGCCCCACCCTTGTTAATTCACCAATGACGTGCCGAAACAAAAATTCCGACATTTCATTAGCTACTTCTTCTTTATACTCGTCAAGTACTGAACGCAACTGTTCTTTCGTTAAAGACTCGAAGTTTGTATTAACTTTAGGGAATTCTATGATGTTGTCAGTCATTTACTGCCAATGCTCGTAGGAGCTGTGTCCATGTTGTTGTAAAAGTATTTATATTATTTCTGGCTAAATTGAACCTATCACTTGTTGTGAAACGGCGAATAAAGTCAGGATCGGATTGTTGCATATTAAGTACACCTTTTGCGACAGAATATGCTACGTTCGCATGTTGTGTGGCATTCTCATGGAAATCATAAGAAATTGTTGCACCGCTTGCGGTTTCAGTAAGTGCGCCAAGATTGGGGTGAATACAAACCAAACCTGATTTGATTGCCTCAATTAACGAGATGCAAGATGTTTCTTTCCATGTATTTGGATATAGGAAAATATGAGATTTATCCAATGTATCCAATACAAGACGGTTATTTACCGATCCATGATAAGTCATCTTAGGATGTGCTTCAATTTTATCAAACAACGGTTGGTAAGGTTCATCTCTATGACCCCAACCATATATACCAAATGACGAAAACACATCAAGATGGATGTTATCAAATTCTTTTGCTAATTGTTCAAAGATAGGAATAAGTAATTCCAAACCACGGTGCGGAGTTGTATGATATACAAAACGAATAGTTTCATAATCTTTTTCTTCCGAAGGTTTGTAATCCTTTTCAATAGCATTAGGAATTACCGAGCACATTGAGTGCGGTATACCATAATAAGTGATATACTGATCTCGTTGCCATTGTGAAACGAAAACAATATGGTCAAAATTATTCCAACCTTTTTCTTTTAGAATTTTGTTTTCAGGATCCTCGGCAAGGTCATGGCACCATAGGATATTTTTAACATCACCTTTCATATCACGCGGACGTGACAAGTGGATAGCATATTCCTGCAACAGTGCAGGATCTACTCCGTCCATAAGGCGTGCTCTCATCATTTCAGTACCACCTTTGGATTTACCTGATAGTTCAGACTCCTCAACCACACCTTTATAGATACAGCTCATTTATTAAACTCCTTTTGTAAATTCTTTTAATGAATCCCAACGAAAAGAACGCCATCCTGGTGCCTTCACGTCATAAACCGCGAGAACATCATTGTTAGGTTTTTTCTTTTGGATTTGTTCCTCAATATCTTTTTGAGGTGGCAACATCTCTTCATTGAGTGTTGCAAACATTAGTCGCTCATCACCATTCTTTTTTGTGAAAGTAATTTCGCATACACCGACTTTAAGTGCATTAATAATTTCATTCTTGTCCATAATATAATCTTTCTATTTTAGTTTAGTTAATCTTCAAATTTAATCAGTTCAAAATCTCTTAAGATTTCAAAGCAGGTGGTTGCCGTATCATTCGTCGGTTCAGATTTCATACG